GATGCGTTCCGGCGCAGTATTTCTCGATCAGGAACTTGGCGTCGTGCTTATCGCCTTTCTCTGCCCGGCTACCTGTGCCGATCGTTCCGCCTTTCCACGACCCTTTCTCGGGGCCGGTCTCGCCATCGAACGAGATTTCAAGCTGGACGAACGTTCGAGTGGGTCGCAGCGCGCCGAAATACTTCTTCACCCAGCCAGTGCCTACGCGGTATACGCGCTTCTCCATGTAGCAATAGGCTCGGATTTCCTCGCCGTCGTAGTCCTGAAGCAGGAAGACGTAGCGCGGCATGGCGTCCTTGATCGCTGACCTTTCCTTGTAGTCGAGGCTGACACCCTGTCCCTTTTCGATATGCTCGACGCCCGCCGCGTCGCAGATGGCATGGAGTGCCAGATCGAACTCACGCCATGGGAACGAGTGATATCGAGACTTTGTGGTCCTGGAATCCCAAGTGCTCGGGCCGAAGTTGGTATGAATCCCATGGGTGGTTAGGTGGAAGCCGAACTGGCGAGAGTGGTATTCGTAGTAATGAAGGTGCCCATGCTCTGCAATTCGCTTGGCTTCCGCTTCAGGGCTCAGGCTGGTGAAGGTGTGCTGCTCGGCCCACGGCTTGATGATGTGGGGGATCTTGATCCAGGCTGAGTACTTCCAAATCTGGAGTACCAGCTTGTTACCCGGGTAGTCGCCCTGATCGCCGGAGTTCAGCGTGATGCCCAGGACGCTGTCGCGCTGGCCTTTGTAGTACAGATCAATGAAGTTCAGCAGCACGAACTTGTCGTGCCATGGATTCGCCCGGAAAACATTGCGGGCCCACCAAGCTTTGATGATTTCGAACATGCAGGAATTCCTCGCCCGCCGTTCACCGGCAGGCTGGTAGGTGGAAGAGGGGTTACTTGCGGCGCTGAAAGTCAGTGCAGCGGACGATGACGGTCTGAGCGTCCCGGGCGAGCGCCGGCATGGTGTTGAAAGGGAGGTGGCTGCAATTGCGGTGGGCGTGGACGCAGGTGCGACACATGCCTCCTTTCGGTTGGTGGGTCATGGCTTCCAACCCTTGCCAACGCGAAAAACCATCATCAGGTTGTGATGGAGGGGCACTTTGAGCACGTCGTCGAAAAACTCGCCCTTTCCAGAGATGAACCCCGTAGGCACCTTGCTTCCTGCGATCCCGAATTCTCGCCAGCATTCCTCGCCGCCGTTCTCGTCCCAGTAGGCGCGTTCGCGTTTCGGAATCTCATCGTAGGTTTTTGTGAACATGGAGTGATCCGGAATATCACAGATCCGACGCCACGCGGGATGGCGCTTGCACCAGTCGGCGGCATGCTGAGAAGCTTGCTCGGCAGAGTAAAATTCTTTGGTATTTTGTTCTGTCATCATCGTGGCCCCTTGTAGATGAGCCGGGCCATGTAGGCGAGGGCATAGACTGGGATGATCATGGCGTCACCCGCTTGAACTCGACGACCCAGACCCACGGGTTGGCGTCCCAGTCGCCGCCGGTTGACTCCCATAGCTCCCTCCAGGCCGCCGGGTACCAGTCTCGGTAATTCGGTGAAACGTCATCGCTTGCCAGATCCGGCGGACACTGCAGGCCTTCCGCCCGGATATCGGCGCGACTGATGTCTTGCAACCGCTCGACGCGCACGTCGGTGATCTCCAGCAGGATGCGGCTTGCCCAGCGCGGCATGTGGATGCTTGGCTTCCACTTTGGCTGATCCTGCTCATAAGGCGTCAGGCCATCAGCTGCATACACCAGATCACCGTTTTCCCGGGCTTCGTCCAGGTCTGTCATGTCTGCCGGTTGCAGGTACGGACCCCGCTGAACTTCGTCATGGTCGCAATACCATGTCTCGCGCACCCACAACCGGTCGCCCGGTTTGCCATAGGGGCAGAGATTGTTATCTGGATCGGCGACGTACTCGGGCTTGAAATTATCCAGCCATACCAGCCCTACACCTTTCACCGGTCGCCGCGTGACTGTCTTCCGGCCTTCCAGGATGGCGCGCACCATCGGGGCCGAGAACAAGATCGGCCGTTCCTTTATTTCAGGCATGACTGTTCCTTTGCCGCTATAGCGGCTGACTTTGAAGGGGGAGGGAGTTACTGCGGGGTGTTGAGAGCAGCGTCGAGCTCTGGGTATTCCGGCCGGGCTGGCGGATAGGCTGGTGCGGCCATAGCCTGATCAATGGCGGCGCGAAGGTTTTCGCTGTAGTTCTCACCGATCACGCGCTCGGTCGGCTTGTCCATCCAATGGCCGACAATTTCGATGCTGATGCTGCTGTCACCTGCATCGCCGTTGTGACTGCTGTCGTAGCGGACATCCCAGCAATTCGATTCCAGTGCATCGAGACGGGCCTTGTCTCGCTCCAGATCATCAATCCGCTGATCCGCTGCGTTCAGGCGCAGCTGCAGGGCGTCACGCTCGGCGGTGATGCGGACGAGTTCGGCGCGGTCGATCAGCTCGACGTAAACGTCATCGGTGCCGGTGACCAGGCGCTGCTGAAGCTCTTCGATCAGTTTCATGTCCGGCTGGATGTCGTTCTCGCCAAGCTCGGTTGCGTCGAACGCACCGCCGAGCACCAAGGTCGCCAATGTTGGTATTTCGCTCATCCTGCAATCTCCATCGATACCAGATCATGGGCATTCACTACCGGCATGCCGAGCTTACGGGCGATGTGAACTTCGAGCCGGGCACCTTTGGAGTTTTCCCAGCCAGGCAGAACCGCGACCTGGCCGCACAGGCCCAGGCGGGTGAGGTCGTAGGCCATGTAGTCGGCCCACTCGGCGCCGGCGACTACGCCATGCTCTGCGGGGTTCTCAACCAGGTAGCCCCGGGCGCGCAGGTCGGCGGCCATCTTGTTGAAGGCTGGGAAGTTGAAGTCTTCGAAGCCTGTCATGGGCCCGGCCAGGTACAGACGGTGGGCACGGTCGGCGTGGAGTGTAACGGCAGCCTTGGCCTGGGCCGTGGCGCGATCAAACCCCATGGCGCATGCCTGGTCCTGAAACACGATCAGCTCTTCGGAGAAGCGATCGACCTTGTCGACGTAGCGCTGGTGCAGGCGCTCAATAGCGTGTTGATCGTCTGGGTGGTTGCGGTTTTCTGTGGGCATGGGGCGTCCTATGCCGGGTCATGCCCGGTCGGTGAAGTGGTGTCGCTCGCTGAGAACCATCTGCTCCGGCATAATCCATGGAACCACGATTATCGGAGAGCAAATTGAATAGGGACTGGGTTGTTTGGAGTGGTGCGGTATTGCTTTTTTTAAGCGGTTTTCTCTGGGCTCAGTTTTTACCAAGCTCCGAGTTCTGGAAGTCAGAATTTGACATGAAAGCGGTGGACTACTTTAGTGTCGCATCTGCGATCGCTACTGCAATCGCTGCATTCGCAGCGTGGCGCTCAGCATCTATTTCACGCGACGCAGCGACAGATAGCAGATCCTTTTCCAGGATGCAGGCTTACATACTCCACAAGCAACAGTTTGAAGTTCTGCTGAGCGATATTGAGAAGGAGCTCGGGATTACATTCAGGGAAAAAAACGGACTCTACAACGATATTTTCCCAGATAATCGGCATACTGATCGACCATTTAGCATGAAAGCAAATGGACCTGAGTTTTACGCATGGATTGACTCATTTAAAGATCTGGTAGAACAAACTAACGTTCATCCGCCAATGGGTTTCAGAGAGTTGAAAGCTTGGATGGTGGAACAGGTTGTTTTGGCGGATAACTTTCTGCGCTTTAGGTACTCTGTTGATAATGAGACTTTCAGAGTTGGTGAGATTGATACACAAGTATCAATCGAGGACCCTATGTATGGTCTGGAACTTTGTAACACTGTCCTCAACCATTTCCATGTTTTTGGAATGATCGACGGTTATCTTGGGATGTCCAGCCCGCCCTCTTGGTTCGAAACGTCTTTGAAGGAATTCAAATTTAGAATCTACACGCACGATGAAGATTGCGAATATAAATGAAATAACGGCGGTCAGGCCCTGACCGGATTCGACAGTGGGTGCGGTTACGCCAGTCGAATACTTCGAGCGATGCGCGGCGTCTTGGTGATGGCGCCCTTCAACAGCAGGCGGGTGACTCGTTCGGACATCGCGTTGCCGTAAACGCCGGCGGCGGTGGCCAGCTCGGCGATGGTTGGCGAGTAGCCGTTCTTTTCGATGAACACTCGGATCAGCTGCAGGGTTTCGGCTTCTGTCTGGGTGATCGGATTAGTCAGGGTCATGTCGGGTGGCCTCACGGTTTGCGAACTCTTCAAGCTGTCGCGACTGGTTTGGCGTGATGAAGAAATCAGGTCGAGACATGTCAGCGAACTTGCCCGACTCATACGCCGTCGCCTTCGAAAGGTTGATCAACAGCGTCGATACCGTCTCCTGCCATTCCTCGAAGTCGTGGCGCTCACCAAGCACCTGAAGTGCATCAGCAAGCGCCTTCGACACAATCAGCGTGCGCTTCTCGGCGCCGATCCGATCCAGCAGGGCACGCTCCTTGGCGCGCTTGTCCTTCTGAATGTCCGCGTTGCTCTTGGCCATGGCCTGCCTCTTCAATTCCGTGGGCCGGTATATCCAGCCATGTCTGTCGTCGGCGCTGGCGCACCTGGTGGTTGATCCGTCTCACGCTGCGACCTTCACCTGATGCCAGGCGCCGGCGGCGTAGAACAGCTTGGCGGCCTGGGCCTCGTCGAGTGATACCTCAGCGGGGATGGCGATCCAGCCAGACGCGACCAAGTGGTTCGGGTTGCAGCTGTTGCGCAGCTCCAGGTAGTAATGCTCGATGGCGTCAGTCAGGCGCTCGACCTTGTAGATGCCCTCCGGTGAGATCTCCACCGACTTGACGTACTCGACGCCGCGCTCGTCCCGACACATGGCGCTGAGGTAGATCGTCCAGCGGTAGGAGAAGTCGAACAGGGCGTTGGCAATCGCCAGGCTTCGGATCTGCTTGCGGCTCTTCCTGTTGGCCATGATCTGCAAACCGCTGGGGTCAATGTTCACCACGGCGACGTGGTTGGTCCGGAGAAGCGCCCGGCAGCTGCGTTCGGCACGGGCGAATCCGTTATTGGGCTTGCGTACCTTGCTCATAGCGAAGCCGCCATTTTGCGCAGGGCCTGGCGCTCGGCCCAGTTCAAGCCTCTGGGTTTGCGCTTTAGCACCGTTTCGGGATCAATTTTCTGCGAGCGGGGCGGCGGCAGCGGATTGGGCGGTGGGCTTTTCAGTTGGGCGATCTGCCCGCCGGCGGCCAGGTACTGAGCGACCCGGTCGTTGATTGATTCCGCGCTCTGCCGCTGCTGCTCGATGAGATTGAGGTGGTTGCTGATCATGCTGCTTTGCTCCTCAGCTTCTCCTCGTAACTGTCGACCAGCAGCTTGAACTGCCAGAGGTCTTCCTCAAGCTTTTCGATGTAGTCCTCGTCGCGCTTGAATTCCTGCCACCATAGCTGGCGGCCGACCGGCTTGAGGTCAGGGCAGTACATCCCGATATGCCACCACTTGCGACCGGTGATCCACATACAGCCTTGGACTTGGTCCATGATGTCGCTGGCATCATTGTCGATATGGAAGGAGCGCAGCTTCTCCGGAGCGAGGAAGCATTTGTACTCGGAGCCGCCATCCTCGCCGATGAAGCCGTCGGCACTGGCGCCGAACACGCCGTCATCGGTTTTAACCAGGCCCACCTGGGTGACGATAAGTCCGGTCTGGATTTCGTGCTCCATGCGGGCTTCCGGCTCCAGGTCGTGGCCTCGCTTCATCTGCCAGGTCTCGAAGCCACCGTCCAGCGGGGCACCACTGATACGTTCGACGGCCAGGCGAAAGGCGTAGTCCAGCGCCTTTGCGGTCGGCTCTCCCTTGTTGGGGCCTGATTTCAGACGGGCCCGCGCGTCGCTGAACATGCTGGCGGTGATAACCCCGGCTCGCTCTTGGTGCCAGGCATCCGATCCTTGAGAGCAATGGACGATAATCATTGTGGGATCTCCTCGAATTCAACTTCGTCATCAGTCGCGCTTGTAGCGGCTGTTTCGTTTGCAGGCTCGGGCTCGGGCTTTGCCGCTGCTTCTTTCAAGGTCACGCCACGGGCGCCGACCGCTACCTTGAATGCCTCATAGGAGGTCATGTCCTTGACTTCGTTGATGGCCGAAACACCGGCCTTCCAGATTTCGGTGAGCGTTTCGGGGGTGGCGGCGGCTTCAGCCTGGGCTATCCAGTGGGCGGCCAATGTCGGGTCGTGCGGTGCTGGGGTTGGTTTGCCGGGCTGATGTGCTTCCTGCGGCCGAAGCTCTTCCGGCAGGTCTTCAATGTCCTGCGTGAAGATGTCCGAGGCTGCGGTGACGTTGAGCGTCATGGCGATCATGGCGCGCTTGCAGGCCATCTTGAGCACCGTGTTCGCCAGATCGGCAGCCTCAGTGCGAACCTGCGGCCTTTTCTCGACGTTTCCTTTGTACTTGGAGAATTTGACGCGGCGCATGTTCTCCGGGGTTGCCTCGAACTCCTCAAGGCAGATCGAGCCGCGCCACTTGTATTTCTCTTCACCGGAAGAGCACTCACCCACACCTTCGCCGAGAGCGATGCCCGTTGTCTGGTGACGGCCTACGCAGGTGACCCGGTAACGGGCGGTGCTAGCGCTGGACAAGTCCTCAATCCGATATTCCTGTGCCACCCGGAAGGTCACGCACAGCACCTCGGCGCCGGGCTTGTAAAGCGTAGGCTTGGGCGTGCCAGGGATCGTGCCGTAGTGTGTATCGCGCTTCATGATGCCCTGCATCACTTCCTGCACCAGGTTCACGCGCTGGCGAATCTCGACCGCCGAAAATCGATGAGTCTCGGCGGCAGTAAGGCCTGACGCCTCGCGCGCCGGCATATGAATGATTTCGTTCATGACGACCTCAGTAGGTGATGGCGATGGCGGGGATCTTGCGCTGGGCGATGAGGGTGATGGCCTGCTTGGCACATTCCTCGGTCATTCCGCCGGCGACGAAGGCGTCCAGCGCGGCCCGGTTGATCTTGGCCTTGTGGGCTTTGTCTGCCTCCCGGGCGACGGCCTGGCGGTTGATCTCGTCAGCAGCAGCATTGGCGCGAGCGATCTCTGCGAGCCTGGCTTGCTCAGCTGCTTCAGCTTGGCGCCGCTCCGAATCGATGCGCTCTTGCTCGGCACGCTGCACAGCTGCGACGCGATCAGCTTCAGCCTGGGCCAGAGCCTCCTGGTGGCGGCGCTCGTCGTCGATCTTCTGTTGCGCGGCTCGCTGTTCTGCCTCGATTTTCTCCCGGGCGGCCTGTGCTGCAGCGCGCTCTGATTGCTCGGCGGCAAGCTTCAGCTCAAGTTCTCGACGGTCTGCGGCGGCCTTAGCTTCGGCTTCTCGTTTGACGGCAGCATCGCGATCGGCCTGCGCCCGCTGCTCAGCCTCAATACGAGCTTTTTCGGCTGCTGCACGGGCAATCTCTGCATCGCGGTCGCGCTGGGCTTGTGCTTCTGCCTCAGCGCGCAGGCGGGCCAGCTCTGCCTGCTCGACTTCGTACCGCGCACGCTCTGCGTGCAGGGCGCGCAGCTTTGCCAGTGTCTCGTCCTTCACCTGGGCGGCTTCGGCCAAGAACTCTTCCCAGGTATCGTTTACCGCAACCAATTCGAGGATGGCGATGATGTGGCCGACTTGGCCGGCGCTCGGCGCGCCCTCGAAAATCAGAAAGTCTTTCATGGCCTGGATGCCATCGACGTGCTTGTCTTTGCGGGCCTGCTCAGCCTCTTCCCACTCGGTCAGAGGCTGGCGGGTGGCGTCGCGCAGGGCGTCCATCTTGGTGACGAACTCGCGCAGCTCAGCCTCGACGACCTTTGGCATTTCCTTCAGGCGCTTCAGGTAGTCGCGGCCAGGCTTCTCGACCGCTGTCTTGGACTTGCTGACGGTCGCTGCCAGGCTGGCAATGCGCGCGCGGCCCTTGGCGGTCTTGAGGTCCGGAACCTCGCCGGTGACTTCTGCCTTTACCGCCTCGAAGAACTGGCCCAGGCCGCCTGCCACGTAGATGGCTGGCGCGTTGTCGGCGCTGATGTCGTCAATCGTGATGACTTGCTGTTGTGCGGACACGGGAAATCCT